AACGCACGATTGTCATAAGGAACGTCTGCATCGTCTTGCTTCTGGATCAGATCGCGATAGCACGCATCGGTAAATACGTCTGCTGAAGTTACCTGGTCCGCAGCATATGCGGTTAGCCCAGTGGACGCATCGCAATAATATGAAGCGGTGTTGACCCAGGTTGAGCCATCGCCATTACCCAGGCTCTTGCCTAGGTTCATCACGTCGGTATCTATTTGCTTGGCAAGTGCGTAGCCAGCATCGTCAGTGTAGAACTGGCGCTGACTTGCTAGTGCTTGCATCTCTGCAATATCTTCAATCAGACGTGAATATTCAAAGTGCTTGTCAATGATGACCTGAACTTCTGATGCAGTATCGTTCTGTATCGTTACAGCAGTGCCTGAAGCCTTGGCTGTTACGCTGCCGCGAGCGGGAGCAGGAATATGAACTGTGTCGCCTTTTTTGCCGACCATGCTCATGTTTTTGACCAAGCCAGACATTACAAGTCGCGCTTGGTATGCCGCACGAACTTCGTTTGACCAAATTTCTGGTATGAATGTAGCTAGTGTTGTGGTGTTGCTGACGCCGCCTTGGGCGGGATAAGTTGAAGTAGCCATTTTGCAATAAACCTCTAATAAGAAAGTTAGTTGTTAATGACCCGTCCCTCCTCGTAAGCTTTTTTAATTTCTGGGTAAAGCTCTTGATATCGGTCAGGGTTCTTAATCAAAAGCTCTCTCAAATCGGATGCTCGCAATTTTTTACCCATCGGCTTTTCTGAGCTACCCGTAGCACTGCCAGTGGAGGCAGTTATCACGGACTGTTTCCGATCAGGTTGTGGCGTTTGGGTTTGCTTTGTCGCCTTAAAATCACTCAACAGCTCTTTGGCAATTTCCACGTTATAGCTTGTGTTCATTGTCTTAAAGCTGGCTGTGCGACTAGGTGACGATGCTACCCACGTTTCAAAGTCAGGACTGCTCCATACTTCCTTAAAGTCAGGGTGAGCACTGAGTAACTCGCGCCGTATATTTTCGACACGTATCTCTTCAAGCTCACGCTGCATTGTCTGCAACTCAGAGGAAGAAGCTATCTCTTGTTTGATCGCTTTTGCGGGATCACCGAAATAATCAAGCTTCTCTTCTGGCTTCTGTTGCTGGACATTACCAAGTTGCCCTTGCAGATACTTATCAGCAGTTTGTACTGCATCGAGCTGAGCACGAAGCTTTTGGGCTTCTTGCCTCGCGGCACCAACGTCGTTCGACTGCTTGCCAATCATTTGTTGTGAATTGGCCAACAAGTCTTGCAGCTCCTCATTGGACATGCCTGCCCATTTTGGATCTCGACCTGGTGTCTGTGTATCTGTTTGCGGCTGCTCAGCCTGAGAAGGCGTTTTCAGCGCTTCCTCAACACTTGCGACATCCGCTACGGATTCATTTGTGTCATCAACTACAGTTGCCATAACTTCCCTCTATTCAAGACCCATTGGGCTACCTTGTTAGTCAGCAAGACCGTGGGACTCGGCTGTCTTGCGCTCTGCCTTTATCTTCTGCTGCCTGTTCAATGCCCATCTCCGAGTAGCGCTTGGGAAATCTCCCGAGATCGGATCGAGCACTGGCCCAGCATAAGAAACTAAACGTGTAGATACCTCGCCACAGAGTTTGCAAGGAAGGTCACGATCAGATAGCTCAGCGAATCGCTCAACGACATGCCCGTTAGAGCATTCGTAGTCATAGATTCTCCGCATCGATCTCTAGACCCTCTACATCGTCAGGTAGACGCAGAATTCGGGCGATGACGTTCAGCTGGCCTTGCCTGAACTTGAGATCATCGTTATCCCGCACTGCTTCTAAGTGCGCTATGTCGTCGTGTAGGTTTTGCAGTTCCTCAACTAAGAACTTCCAGCCCTGCTCGCGAAATAACGCAAACATAGCTTTCTGGTACTTCTCTAAGTCAGGCTCCATAGACATACACCGACATTACGCACATGATAAATTAAGTTAATCTAAATGAGCAATAGTTAATTACTGAGACAAAAGCTTTGCTTGGTCAGTGCTAACTTTTCGCTCCTGAACGAAGGTTTTAGCCATCTCCAGCTGCTTTTTAGTGTCAGCATCCATGTCTTTATCCACTTTCCTGGCCTGCGAGACAGCTTTAACACGCTCATTTTCAATCTGAAGCGGTATAGCAGCGGTTTCAGCTGCGATTTTCTGCGCTCTAGCCTGTGATTCAGCTGCCTGACCGTTTAATGCGTTAGTTTGCGAGCCTTGGAACTCCATAGCCTGCTGTGCCTGTAGCTGCGCCATCTCCTGCGCCTCTGGGTTCGGCTTTTGCGCGTCGCTTATTAGTTTCACAAGCTCTTCGCGGTTACTTAACTGCATATTGTCCACAATAGACTCTATAAGGAGGCTGTAAACAGGCGAATCGTTGCTCATAGTCTGCAGTAACTGCACTAATTGCGTCACTTCGTACTCGCGAGCAATAATTCCGAGTGATCCAGTGGTTTCAAACGTGTAATCGTTGACAGGATAGCGCTCTGGGTCGAACTGCATGTAACGACAAGCGGCCATTTTGACCATAGGTATCAGGAATGAGTCTTGAAAGTTAACCAAGGTGCGCTTTTGGCGCTTCATGATTGCCCCAAGGTTCATGCTGATACCCGCTGCAGTGGCTTCGCCATTGATTGAGCCAGGGATGCCAGCAGAATCAATCGCGCCAGTGGCTGTTTGCACCAGACGCTGCATCTCGCCAGCATGGGCAAATGTAATCTGGCCTACCTCGCCAAATTTAAATGGGTGCAACACCTCTCGCGGGTCACCGTTGGTAAGCAGTATCTTGCCAGGACGCACCTCTGGGCGGGCACCACGCGGCATACGAGTGCTATCCATCGCTATCATTGGCGCATTTGTGAGTGCCAACGCATCAATGCGTGCTCGTAGCTCCGCATCCATTGCTTTTTGTGGTGCATACGCCTTTTCGCAAATACCTCGGCCCCAGAATCGTCCTGGCACGATGTCCCACTGGAACGCCACAATTGGCCTGTCTTGCAGATAGAAGGGATTTTCTTGTGCCTTTAGAATTGTTGAGCGATTAGCTATAACCACCATGGCTTCGACGTAGTAGCTTTTGTCGCTTAGCATCTCTACTTCAGCGCTGAGCACATCTTCTTCAGCCTCAACAGCTTCCTCAACCGCCTCCTCTATTGCGTCCATCACAATATCTTCGCCGTTAGCGCGCTCAAGCAAGTGACGCGGCACCAAGCCGTAATACTTAGTAAGGCGTACCTTGTCATCAGGCTGCTCTACGAGCGTATGGTCAGCATCGAGGTCCGACGTTTCATAAGGATCAATGCCTATTGGTACATTGTCATAAACGCCCTGCTCCTGAAGCTGCTTGATCTGATGCGGTTGCACAAACTCATCTATGGCCACACCAACAGAATCTTCGATGCTGCGAGCCAAAGGATCGATTTTAAAGTTTTGAGGCTGTATAGGACGCAGCTTGACTAGCGTGCGCTCTTCTTTAACGATTCCTTGGCCAACCATGCCGTCAACCATGCGCTCCGCTGGCTTCATTTCGTCGATGACGTCTACCACGATCTCAGCGATGCCAGTGCCGTACACAGCGCTGTTAATCAGGCACTCGTTTACCGATTTACGGACCTGAGCCTTATTAAAGTCGTCGGCTAACTTGTTACGCAGATATTCGATCTTCAGCTTGTCCTGTGCCGTTTGCGCCATCTTCGCATTTAGCGCCTGCGCTTCTTGCTCATCACGAGGCTGGGAATCTGGAAATTTAAGGTCATCGCGGATATTAAAGAATGTGCCGCGACCAAATGTCGCTTCCTCAATCTCAGACACAGCAGATTCCACAGCTTGCTGCGTTGCTGGCGTGACGATAGTGGAGCGTTCACTTTCGCGGGTCTTGTCTTCTTGCGACCAGATACCGCGCCAGATGCGGTAATACTCTTCAAAGTTTGCTTCGTAGTTTTGTTGCCAGTGATCGTGCCAATCGTCGCATTTCTCAATAATCCAGCTTTCTAGAGACTCTGCGTGCTCGCTCTCATAGCCTATTTCGTTGTCCATCCTAGTACCCCACTAAGGTATCCACGTACTCGTGGTCATCAAACTCGCATTCATCCCAGTACGAGACTTTGGCAAGCTGATCGATATAAGCCAACGCATCAACAGTATCGTCGTGCGTCAGCGCGTCAGGAAACTGGTATAACTCGTCAAGGAATGTATCTGTCCATGCGCCACGACATATCTTGATCGCTCCATTCTCAAAGCGCCCCTGCAAAGCCCACACGATACGGTCCGTCTTGTTCTTGTTGCCGTGCGTAAGCTCATCAATGCGGAAATAGCGATTGTTTTGGCGCATCAGGTCGCTCAGCGGTGACATGACGGCCTGACGTGCTATGCCGCGCTCAATACCCACAGCGATGGGCTGATGGTGCGCTACGGCCTCAAATATTTTGCGGGCAGTCTCATTAAGATCCCAACGCCCATGAATTATCTGCTTGACCCACCAGCCTTCACGATTGACCTTAACAATCGCAATAGCCGTATTGTCTAAGTGCTTTTGCTTTCTTTTTGAGCGTCCTGCTTCTGCGAATCCAGCCAAATCAACGCTGATGTAGTAATCGCCATCTCCTGGCTCTTCGTCGTCGAACTGCACCCAGTCTTCCTTGAACATTTCGCTACCACGCGCTTCAAACGACGCCATGAACTCTTGACGAAATGCATAGCTAGACATACTTTTTTTCGCAGCATCAATTTCAGCCTTTTCCAGCAAATTATTGTCATAGCTTGTGTAATGAAACGCCCGCCAATCGGCGTCATTTTCTGAAATCGCCCAGGAGTAGAGGTCATAAAAATGATTACGACCAACGGGCGTCCCAATAAACAGAGCCTGACCTTTTAAATCAGTCAACGCAGGCCGCAGAACAAGCTCCCACGTCTCTGGCTTCATGTCCGCGTACTCATCGAGCACCAGATACTTGAGAGACACACCGCGCATGGTGTCGGGCCTGTCAGCGCCCTTTAGGCTAATTGTCGTGCCGTTAGCCAGCTTGATCTGCATGTTATTGACGTGACTGCTTGCAATAACGTCATTACCCAGCTCAAGCAATAAATTCCACATGATGTCACGCGCTTGTCCCTGTGTAGGCGCAACATAGAAAATATTGCCCCTATCAGTTTGTAGCGCGCTAACTAGCAGCAGGTACGCAGCTAAACGGCTTTTGCCAGTACGCCGACCAGCAGCTACCACCTTAAATCGCGTTTTGTCGTTCCAGACTTCCTGCTGCCAACTCAGCAGCGAGATGTCTAGGTTCATCGTCTACGAGTTGGCCTCGTAGTGCGGCGAGTACCGCTGGTCGCTGTGCGCTTAGCCGCCTTCTTCTTCGGCTTGCTCATGTAGCCACCGCCTTTACCGTAATGTGCGCCAGGCATTATCGACTCCTTCTCGTTGTCTTCTTTGCTGTCTTAGCAGCACGTTGAAATTGCGCGTCAGTAGGAGCGCCTTTCGACCCCGGTGTACGCATCCGCTCACCACTGCCTGACGCGATCCTGGCTTTCTTGCGCCTTATGTTTTCGTACAACCCGCGTTTTTTCGTAGCCATTTAACGTCCTCTGTGAACCTCGTCAATGACACGCAAAGCGTTTGCTAAGTTAAGAACCGCCTGCGAAGCCTTCAACATGCCGTCAGGCTCGTCCATATCACCCACAACACCAGCAATGTTGTTTATTTGGTAGAGCAGCGTTTCGTAATTACCGTCTATCTCAAATCTCTTATGAGTCGTAAACATAGGGTTCTAACTCCTAAAATTTATCTACCATGCTTTGCACGACCAATATCGTGCTGTGAATTTATCCTTAGCTGTATCGCAGCTGTGTCTCGCTCGGAAGTTAGAACGCCTGCCTGGCTGATCCTTCTTAATCGTCATATTCGGATCACCAAAACGCACAAGCTTCACCTCGTTTCCTTTCTTGGCTAACACCGCCGACTTCTTCGCTTTCCCAGTAGTGCGCTTGGGCTTGTTGTAGCCAGCAAACGTCTCACCACGGTACTCAAGCCGCCCGCTAGGCAAACGGCGTACATTCTTAGTCGTTGCCATCAGGGTAAGTTCCTGTCTCCATCATTGCGGCCAAAACACGCGCTCTAGCACCAACCTGAGAGTGCCAGCGACTATCAAGCATCTCCGCAGCAGCCGTCTCAAAATGACCCGCTTGCATCGCAGCAATAGCCTTTTCAAACTTCAAAAGCCTCGGCAAACCCAAATTGAACGACATCATCACCAAAACGTCTTGGCGCACCTCGTCAATCTGCTTGTACCAGGGCAGCGCATTGGCTAATTCACGCATCACACGCACGACATCGTTATCAAGCAGCACGTCAATCTCGTCATTCGACAAACCTATACCGCCATTCGCATCGATATTACGACCCACGCCAATATGCCACTTCGGGGGTTCGCTAGAATCCTGGTACGCAAACTCACGTCGGCCCTCGTGCTCAGCCAGCATCTTCTTCAATCTCTGCAAGATCACCTCCCTCAATCACTTTACCGCTAACACTTGGCTCACCAACGGTAGATATATTGATCTGAATTGCATTAGACCCACGCAGCTTCTCAAAGCCACTCACAGGCACTAGGCGATCAGTCACGATCTTCATAGCCGCAGCTTGATTCTTATGATCTTGATCCAACGCAGCACGAAAAACCTCGTTAATGACACGCTCCTTATCAGGATGGTTGTACATCATCTCCTGCATCGCTAACTGAGCCGCATACTGACCAGGAGGACGCCCCCTGCGCTTTCCAGCAGGAGCCTTGGGTATCACATCATCCACCTTCGCTTTTCGCTTACGCCGCGGCTTAGACACTAATTCGCGTATCGAATCACTCATGCGCCGAGTTTACCTCAAGTTAATTAGGTTGAGTAGATGTTTCATGTGGAACAGTTTTGGCTCTTGCAAGCGGATGAGGGTACAGCTGTAGCTGTCAGCTGCCTGTAGCCCCTCCGGCGGGTAAATTTTTGCCCGGTCAACTTCGATCACTATTTCCGGTAATTATGGTTACCGGAAGTAACTATGTAAGTGATTGTTTTTGTTGGTGTTTATTTCTGCAGATCGTGGGCAATGGCAGCAAATCGACCGAACGCGCCAGAAAATCGCCTTATTTAGGCCCGATAGCCGCAGATCGCGAGCACGATCCGTGCGACCGATTGCTGAAAGGCCCGATATGTGGGGCGAAAAGGC